TACCGCCCTTTAGCAGTTGGAATCGAGAGGGGAGCGTTAAAAAATGCAGTTTTGCCGTATTTGAGTGACTTAATGCGGAAAAATAATGTATATTCACACATAGTTGACTTAACGCATGGCAACAGGAAAAAGACAGACAGGATTATCTGGAGTCTCCAAGGGCGGTTTGAGCATGGGCGCATTGTGCTGAACTCTGAGGAAGATTGGGATGAATTCAAAGACCAACTCTTAATGTTCCCTGCCAATGGTGTCCATGATGACTTACCCGACTCTTTGTCATACATCGACCAACTTGCTGTCACTTCATACTTTGAGGAAGATGACTCAGATGAGTGGCAACCACTAGATGTAATTTCGGGGATATAAATGGCAACAGATAAAGAAGTCAAACTTGAACAAAACGAATTTTATGAGCCTACTGAGGCTGATAAAGAACTGACAGCATTTGTTACTGACCATTGCACTAAGTGGCGTGACTACCGAGACACAAACTTCCTCCCTGATTGGCTTGAATATGAGCGCATCTTCCGAGGTCAATGGGCTGTAGAAGACAAGACTCGTGAGTCAGAGCGTAGCCGTATCGTCACCCCTGCCACACAACAAGCAGTTGAGACTCGTCACGCTGAAATAATGGAAGCAATCTTTGGTCAAGGTGAGTTCTTTGACATTGAAGACAATATCCAAGATGTGAACGGCAACCCCATCGATGTTGAGTTAATCAAAGCTCAACTGATGGAAGACTTCAAAAAAGACAAAATCAGAAAATCTATCGATCAGATCGAATTGATGGCTGAAATCTATGGGACAGGCATTGGCGAGATTATTGTTAAGACTGAAAAAGAATTTATCCCTGCCACTCAGCCTATTCCCAATATGCAAGGTCAAGCGGCAATTGGTGTGATTGAGAGAGACAGGATTGGCGTAAAAATCATGCCGATCAACCCCAAGAACTTCTTGTTTGACCCTAACGGCACATCCATTGATGACTGTATGGGTGTTGCTATTGAGAAGTATGTCTCAATACACAAGATAGTTGCTGGCATTGAGAAGGGAATCTACCGCAAGGTGGACATCACCCCTACCTATGAAGACACTGACCTTGAGCCTACCCAAGAGGTTAGCCAGTATCAGGATGAAAAGGTACTGTTGCTGACCTACTATGGTCTTGTGCCTCGTGAGTACCTGAACAACTTGAAAGAAAACAAAGACATTGTTGAGTTGTTCCCTGAGAATTCAGCCGCTGAAGACTACACAGACATGGTTGAAGCCATTGTTGTGATTGCCAATGATGGGTTATTGCTCAAGGCTGAAGAAAACCCTTACATGATGAAAGATCGTCCTGTCTTGTCTTACCAAGACGATACGATTCCTAATCGTTTGTTGGGTCGTGGCACAGTGGAAAAAGCATTCAATATGCAAAAAGCCATTGATGCACAGACTCGTAGCCACTTGGATTCACTGGCATTAAGCACTTCCCCCATGATTGCAATGGATGCAACTCGCTTGCCAAGGGGTATGAAGTTTGAGGTAAAGCCCGGAAAAGCTATTCTCACCAATGGCGCACCAAGCGAGATTCTTTATCCATTCAAGTTTGGTCAAACTGACCCAAACAATCTAGCCACTGCCAAAGAATTTGAGCGTATGCTGTTGCAAGCCACTGGAACTCTGGATTCTCAGGGTATGGTGAGCCAATCTGCTCGTGATGGTGGTGGTATGTCGATGGCAGTAGCCTCCATCATTAAGAAATACAAGCGTACATTGGTGAATTTCCAAGAAGATTTCTTGATTCCATTCATCAAGAAGGCGGCTTTCCGCTATATGCAGTTTGACCCAGAGCGTTATCCCTCTGTGGACATGAATTTTGTTCCTACTGCCACCTTGGGCATCATTGCTCGTGAGTACGAACAACAGCAATTTATTGGTTTGTTGCAAACTTTGGGTGCTGAGACTCCTGTTTTGCCGATTATCCTCAAAGGTATCGTTGCAAACTCCAGTTTGAGCAACAGAATGGAGTTGATTGCTAAGTTGGATGAGATGATGCAACCAAATCCTGAGCAACAGCAAATGCAACAAATGCAACAGCAGTTGGCTATGCAAGCGGCACAGGCTCAGATTGCTGTAAACACCACTCAGGCTGAACAAAATCGGGCAGAGGCTACAAAATTGTCTGTTGAAGCACAGTTAATGCCTCAAGAAGTACAAGCCAAGAACATGGCGGCAATGACAAAGAATCTTCCTAATGAAGATGACCAAGCGGCTAGGGAATTCGATAAGAGAGTTAAGATTGCCGAATTGATGTTGAAGGAAGCTGACATCAAGAACAAGTCTAAGATTGTTGAACTGCAAATGGCAGAGAAAAACAACAAGATTTCAGGCATGGAAGAAGATTTCCTCAACCAATTGACCAAGCAATTAAGTTCTGCACAAACTGGTACTGAATAATGGATGTAGAAAAACTCGCCAAGGAGTTAATCCTTAAAAACATGACTCCTGAACAGCAGATGGCTGTTTTGGATTCAGTGCGTCAGTCGGTTCTTCAAGCCAAAGAAGTCCAAAAGAAGAAGATTGGCGAGAATGTTGACTTGGTTGTCCAAGCCCTTAAGAAGATTGAATCTGACATTCGTTCTCGTTTTGACGATGTTGGAAATGCCATTGAAAAGCGTGTTGCTTCTATCAAAGATGGTCGTGATGGTATCAACGGCACAGATGGAAGGGATGGCAAAGATGGAAAAGCAGGTCGAGATGGCGCAAAGGGTGATAAGGGTGACGCTGGTCAAAATGGGCGTGATGGAGTGGATGGTGTTGATGGTATTTCTGTTACCTCTGCTCGGATTGATTTTGATGGTAGTCTTATCATTACATTGTCTTCTGGTGTTGAACTCAATGTTGGTGAAGTTGTTGCTCCTGACCTTGCAGAACGCATCAAAGTCATTACTAATGGTGGCGGCACTTCTCAGTTTGTTCTTGATACTCTAGCTTCCCTACAGTCTCAAATTGACAACCTGATTCCTAGTCAAACTGGGAATGCGGGTAAGTTCTTAACTACCGATGGAACTGATATTTCATGGGCATCTGTTGCTGGTGGTTTGAGTTATCAGGGTACTTGGAACGCTTCAACAAATACACCCACATTGGCTAGTAGCACTGGTGTTAATGGCTACTATTACATTGTTTCAACTGCTGGCTCTACTAACCTAGATGGCATTACAGATTGGCAAATTGGCGATTGGTTGCTGTTTAATGGAACAGTTTGGCAAAAGATTGACCAAAGCAACTTAGTTACTTCTGTTAATGGACAAACTGGTGCTGTATCGGTTGGAACTGTAACAAGTGTGGCGGCTACGGCTGGAACAGGAATTACTGTTACTGGTAGCCCGATTACATCAAGTGGCACTCTGACCATTACAAACTCTGCACCAGATCAAACTGTTTCGTTAACTGCAAGCACAGGCATTTCTACTAGCGGTACTTACCCTAACTTCACGATTACCAATTCTGCTCCAGATCAAACTGTTAGCTTGACTGCAAGCACAGGTATATCAACGAGTGGCACTTATCCTAACTTCACTATCACGAATACTGCCCCTGACCAGACAGTTGCATTGACCGCTGGAACAGGTATCAGTACCTCGGGCACTTACCCCAACTTCACCATTACCAACTCAGCACCAGATCAAACTGTTGCATTGACAGGGGCAGGGACTACCTCCATCAGTGGTACTTACCCTAACTTCACCATCACATCGAATGACCAGTTCTCGGGTACTGTGACTTCAGTGACTGCTGGTACAGGGTTGACTGGTGGAACGATTACGACAAGTGGCACTGTTGCATTGGATACCAGTGGAGTTACTGCGGCAAGCTACACAGCGGCAAACATCACTGTTGATGCTTATGGTCGAGTAACTGCGGCTTCTAATGGAACTGCTGGTGCAAGTATCAGTAACGATACAAGCACATCAACCAATCTCTACCCACTGTTTGCAAATGCAACATCAGGTGTACCAACTACAATTTACACTGGTGATG